AACGCCGCGCAGTTCCCGCAAAGGCTCATCTTCGCGTCTTCTGGCTCCACCTGCCACTCCTCGGCCATCTTCATCCAGTACTGCTTATTGGGCAGCGCGGGATTCTCTGGACCATAGTCGGCAGCGTCAATCGCCTTGCCGCGATTCTTCAGATTCAAGGTGATGTCCTGAGTCGCCATGGGGCAGCTCTCGCCGCCACCCTCATAGCCCTCGTCTTGGTCCATGGCCTGGTCCATGGTGCGCTTTAAAGTAGCCATTAACGCATCCCCTTTGTCTTCATGTTCTTGGCAGTGCGTGCACCGCGCATGGGCATTCCAGCAGAACGCAAAGCAATAGCCACGGCCTGCTTGGGATTCTTCACAACCTTGCCGCCCTTGCCAGAGTGCAAAGTGCCAGCCTTATATTCACCCATCACCTTGCCAACCTTCTTTTGTGCCTTGGTCATCTTCATCGCGATTTCTCCTTGAAAAATAGGTTGTTGGTGACTCCCATGAGGCAGGGTGTGGCAGAAAATCAGCAACGAAAAACTTCCAGCGGAGCCAAACCGCTTTCACCAACACGGCTGGGGACTGGTGGGCATTCCTGTGTGGGCGAGCCAGTGGTATGTACCCGCTTGGACTTCCCTGACTAGCCAATCCCCATGCGTGTTGGTCAGGGCATCCCACCCTGTTGTCCCTTCTACTCGGCTGGGCTAACCTATCCGAGGCGCTATCTCGGCTTCTTTCATCAACACGGCTGGGGACTACATCCTCCTATACAACTTGGAGCCGCCAAGTCTTAAATTCGGAAAGCCCTAAAGCGTCAGAGTGGTCGAGTTCCAACCAATCCCCATGCGTGTTGACGCATAACGCAATTATGCAACCCGTGGCAAGTTTCTGCGCAGTGGCTTGTTCCACTTGGTCGAGCCAGCCGATCCATACATCCCAATCACAGCATCAGAAGCAAACGTCAAACAAAAAGCATCAGCGCGGTCAGGCGACGCCATACCGCGCTTCTTCAGTTCATCCTTGCCCTCGATCTGGATCTTGCCGCTGGACGTGAACGAATAACGCACAGCCGCCAATTCAGCAATCAACGCCTCATCTTTAGGCATCCGACAGTCCCGCTGCTCAAGCCACGCCTTGGCCTTGTGCCACAGCTCAGCCTTCAAGTTCCTGTAAGTCCCGCCCATGGCCGGTGACTCGGCCACGTTGATCCCTCTCGCCGGTAACCCCAACTCTTTGAGCCGATCCACCACTCCGGCGCCCAAACCAATCGAGTCAACAAGGATTTCTTGGGGGCGCTGGCTCGGCACAAGGATCTCAAACTCGGCCACAACTGCACCCGTCAATTGCATTAAATCGAGGTTTTTCCACGTTTTAATGGCTTCCAGCACCGCATTCCCCTGCCTCTTGCACAAGGCAGACCTGTCAGAGCCAAACCGCGCAACGTCCAATCCCCACACCAAAGGCGCGTGCTTAGACGCCTCCACATCCCTGCTCATCGCCAGCTCAAGCAACTCCATGGGGATGACAGTATCGTCATCAGATCTTGGGAACTCGCCCAAGACGCGAATCCTGTACGCATTACTCTCCTCACCGTAACGCGCCTTCATCTCCTCAATGTAGGCCTCTGAGACCCTCGGCGAGTCGGCGCAGGACACCTTCATCGTGATCCAGTCAGCCGTCAGCCTGTTGTGTGTGTCAAAGAAAAACCCGCTGGAGCGCACAGGGTTTCCGAGAAGCAGTGTCACGGCAGCGTGCCCAGACATCGAGCCAGCGGCGGCCTCAAAGACCTGCTCAGGGATACCAGATGCCTCATCAGCCACCAGCATCACATTGTCACTGTGCACGCCCTGCAAGGCCTCGGGCTGCTCGGCGCGTGATGTTCGGGCCGAGATAAACGCCTCATTGTTGGCGTCCTTCATCTCAATCCTGTCCTGCTTGACCTCCAGCTGGTCAAACAAGACAGGTGGCAGCACCTTCACCCAACGCTTGACTTCAGCAAACAAGGCGTCATACAGCTGGCTGGATGTTGGCGCCGTCACCACAATCTTCACAGGGAAGCGCAGGAATAGATACCAGAGCATCGCCCAGGCTGATGCCGTTGACTTGCCAACGCCATGGCCAGAACGTACGCTTATGCGCCTGTTGCCTGCCGCGATGTGATTCAAGAACTCAATCTGCCAGCCATCAGGCTCAGTGTTCAGCACCTCTCGGACAAAGAGCACAGGGTTGTCGCGGTATAGCTTGACGAATTCGACAAATGGGTTATCGGGCGCTGCGGCCAATTTTTTTTTGGAGCGGGCGGTGGGCGCTGTGGGGTTGGGGGTGGGGGTAGGAGGGTGAGTCATGGGTTTCGCTGTCTCTTAGGGTGCATCATCAGCCGCCCCCGCCGCGCCGAGCGATGGGGGGGGTCGAGCCGCCGCGGCCAGTGGGTGAGTACCTTCGGCGTATGTGGACAACTTCCAGACGCAGAAATGGCGTAAGTCGTTGATTCGATTAGCCTTTGTGGATATGCGTGCATTTGTCGGCTTTACACGATGTCCATTATGTTAACTACTTTGCATGTTACGCACAGGTTATACATGCGCGGCCACGGCAAACGCCAGTTGTCCACAGGCCAAGCCGCCAATCATGCCTCTTCCCCTGTGGATAAGTCGCTGATGACCTCGACATGGCGCAATGCGTCAATGCGCAGGTCTTGCATGTTGATCGTCACCTGCGCCTGCTTTTGTAAGCCATAAGTCTTCTGATCCCACCTTTCGGCCAGCCATTGCCGAGTGCGGATGCGCTGGACATCGCGCTGCGGATTGCTGTCGGCCATGCTGTCTGCGATGTTCATAGTCTCCACCGCGAGCTTATCGGCGGCTTTCGCGCGCGCACGCGCAATTATATGGGGATCGGCATCTTCGATCCATTGCTCGAGCGCCCTGCGCCCGATGCCCAGCTCGTAGCAGATCTGCGTCTGCGAACGGCCATCCTCAAACATGCTGACGATCATTTCGTCTGGCAGCTCTTCAAGCAATGCCATGTCTTGTCTGAACTTTGGTCTTCCAGGCATCTCTCAGCCTCTCAGAGCCGTTTTAACGCGCTGGACTACCGCCAGTACCTTTGCCTTGATTAAGGCCGCCAAAAGCTTAATTTGTCCCATTCTTGAACCTCTCTGCTGCTGTTGAGTTGAACTTGAACTCTGTCGGCTCATTGTCGCCGAATACCAGATCATTTTCAAAGTCATCAAATCCTGTTTCACCGCCCAGCTTGGTCGAGCTGAACTTGGTGACCTGTGCTGTTGGGATCATGGCTTTGATCTTGATGACCTCTTGGACGATTGGCTCGACCATGAAGACCTCCAGCTCCTCCATGCTCCAGATGTGCTCATCGCGCAGATCTGTTCTGGATGTCTGGATCGCCAGAGCCTCGGCCTGCGTTCTGGTGACCACCATGATCTGGCCGTTGCCCATCTCCCACTCGATGCGTGGAATATCTTTCCCTGCTGGCTGGAACCCTGCTTCGGCTGCTTTGCTGTCCAACACGCCAAACGCCCTGATCATGGACGCCACCGCCGAATCAAATTTAATCTGATCCTTGGCCGCGATGAACTGATGAACTCGACTGTTCTGAATCCAGAATTTCTCTCTGACATCACTGTCAACTAAAGTAATCAGTCGGTTTTCTCCCCATTTCCTGTCACTGGCCGCCTTCACCGCCTCCAGTTCCACCAACTTGGATTGCACATGAATCGTCCAAGGATCAGCACGTTCACTTGGAATCTCCACCAAAGGTAGCTGATTGGGTTTTCTCGTTTTCTGTTTCGTTGCCATCTCGCTCTTTCCTTTCATTCTTTCATTCACTCTCTTACAAACCTCGAGTCTTATAGACTCTCGGTTTGTAATTTGTAAGAGTGACATTACAAACACTTGCAAATGTATGCGTTTGTAAGTTGTAAGCTGTTTATTTGTACAGTATCAATACTCGTCACTGGACGCATCTTTTGACTCCAACCAAGCCAATTTATCCCTGATGCCGACAAGACCAACCTCTTGTAATCGAGTCTTCGCCCTGCTCCAAGCCGTGTTGAACTTGTTGCGATCCTCTTCCGCGCACCCCATCTTTGACCACAATTCAAGCCTCCATTCCTCCAAATTGACGGCCATCCTCTGTTTGCCGTCTATATACTTTATGCCTCCTTTGGCCTTGACCACATTCTCCAGACAGAGCATCTCTAGACGCTGGTTTTTGCCGTTTCCAGCATTCCCTGCGTTGCCCTTTGAGGCCTTCTTTGATGCCTGATTGGTGGCCTCATCGCTGGCTTGGACCGCCAGACTGACCACAGGATCAAAGCCAAGGCTGGACCCGCTGATCTCAATTTCCACCATCTCAAAGCCAAATCTGATGCCGTCCTCGCCGTCCTTTTGCTTGGCGATTCGCACAATCCCTTTCATGGTGTCCTCAAACCGCATCAGCTCCAGCTCACTGTCCACGGCTCCGAGCAGCGCTGACGAGCCACGCATCCCTAAGGCCTGGTTTTTCCCGCTGTGATGCAATATCAGCAGCCCTGCGCCTTGCACTATCTCTTGAATGCGTCCACAGGCCACCACAAACTGCATCATGTCGCTG